TGAAAAAATCAGATGAAAAGGATATCAAGAAAACAGTTGAAAAGATTAGAGATATTATTGTTAAAGAAAGAATAAAATTTATTGATAATGTTGAAAAGAGAGTGTCTAAAGTTTTGATTAATAAATAACATTGGAGCGTTGTATGGTACAAAGTGAAATTGATAGTATTGTAGAAGATATTAAAAATGATTTCGCAAATTCAAAAGATTTTGTGAATATTTTTTTAGGATATATGACAGGAAAATCTGATGATTATAAAATTAAATTATTTGATAAAGTTGTTGAGAATATAGCATACCTTATCGCTAAATCAAAGGAATATTAAATATGGATGATAACACTGAAACTAAGATTCTAAATATGTTGAAGAAAAAATCTTCACTTCAGGACCAGATTAAACGTTATAACGATCAATTAGAAGGAATTCAATCTAAGATAGACTCGTATAATGAACAGATTGATGATATTGAATCTAATATTGCTCATCTTAGATATAATGCTGCTAAAAAACAAGAAAAACAAAAAGATACGATAGAAAATTCTGATAAAAATAGTATTGAAGTTGAGGAAGAAGCTGATGCAGCAATAACTACTGGTGCATTAGATGCTGCTTCACAAAGCACAGGTGGAGATTTTGGTGGGTGGAGACACTATTCTAAAATAGGTGACACACAAACACGCTATACTTCACGCAAAGAAAAGAAAAAGAATATATATAACTATATGGACCACTTGTGGGACAAAGATAGTAATAATAGTTAATAATGGAGATTGAATAATGAACATACCTATTTTCGGTAGTGATAACCCGTTTGCTAAATATTTTAGATTTGGTAGATTGACAGATTCTAATGTCAAAGATAATGTAGAAGAACGACAAAATAGTCAGGGATATTCTCAAGAAGAATTAGATTTTGGTTTTGCATCATATTGGAATTACGGTGTCGGTTCTCCTGATAATTCAGGATATGGTATGTCATCTATTAGTATTCAATTCGATCAATACTTTAGAGCAAAAGCACAACGAATATTCAAATATAGAGAAATGTCATACTATCCAGATATTAATGATGGATTAGATATGATTTGTGACGAAGCAATGGTTGAAGATGCTAATGGTGATTATTTAGAATTACAATTAACAGAAGAAGTTCCAGAACATATTGAAGAACAATTACGTGAATACTGGGACTACTTGATTAATGATGTGTTTTCATTAAAAGAAACAGGATGGGACTTATTCAGACGTTGGTTGGTTGACGGTGAATTGTATTTAGAATTAATCTTAGATACAGATGGCGATGATATTATCAGTTTTAAAGTATTACCACCACAAACTATGACTCCTGTATATGCAGATAATGAATTAATCGGATTTGTTCAAACACCAAGTTATGCTTATGGTGTAAATGATGGTGGTGCATCTGGTAACGTTGATAACGCTGGATATGGTGATAATGGTACAGGATATAATAGTGATACTGCCGATGATTCTAATAATAATGAAAATAATGAAGTTAGATTTGATAAAGACCAAGTTGTATACACCAATTATGGTGAGACTGGGCGTAATAAGTTAGATATACGTGGATTTTTAGAATCTAATATCAGAATATATAACCAACTTAAATACTTAGAAGATGCTGTGGTTGTCTATCGTATCGTTAGAGCACCTGAAAGACGTATATGGAACGTTGGTGTGGGTAAGATGCCTAAAGGTCGTGCAGAGCAGTATATACGTGGTTTAATACAGCGTTACAGAAAGAATGTTTACTATGACCCATCAACTGGGGCAATGGACTCTTCTCGTAACTTCCAAGCTATGACTGAAGATTTCTGGTTTGCTAAAGATGAGAATGGGGAAGGTACATCTGTTGATACTTTAGCAGGTGGACAACAATTAGGTGAAATGAATGATGTGTATTATTTTGAAAAGAAATTACACCAAAACATGAAAATACCTAAAAATCGTTGGGGTGGAGCATCTGATGATGTTTCTGATGTTTACACTTCTGGTAAAAGTGGTGAAATTACACGTGAAGAAATTAAATTCTCTCGATTTGTTAATAGACTACAAAAACGTTTCGGTATATTTATCATGGATGCATACTTAACATTGTTAAGACTAAATGGATTTGATGATACATATATTGATGATACCTTATATAGACTTCAATTTACACAATCTAATCTTTGGAAACAATATAAAGAATTAGAGATATTAGAAGCACGTTTCGGAATTCTCGGTGCGATAGAAACATATATCTATAAACCAGAAGAAAATGACAATGCTCCATTCTCAATGGAATTTGTTCTTAAAAATTGGTTCTTGATGTCTGATGAAGAATATGATGAAAACAAAACACTTCTCGATAAAGAAAAAGAAGCCGCAAGATTAGCTATGGAAGATGTCGGATTTGAAGAAGGCGGAGAAGGTGCTGAAGGCGGTGAAGAGTTTGGTGCTGAAGGTGAGTTTGGTGCTGAAGGCGGAGAAGAATTTGGCGGTGGAGAATTTGGTGCTGAAGAAGGCGGTGAAGAGTTTGGTGCTGCTGAAGGCGAAGTAGGCGAATTTGATGCTGGTTAGATTTTAATTAGAAATTAATATAAATACTATAGTGAATATTGAATAGGAGAATACAATGGAATCAATAATTCAAATGGTTTTAGATAGTGATTGGACTGAGATGACGCAGTATACTGAAAAGAAAGCTGCTGAAAAGATTGCCAAACGCATATCTGATAAAAAAGAAGAAGTTGTTGCTGCCCTTAATGCAGGTTTCAGTGATAGCAACGAAGAATAGTGAGGTCTAAGATGAAATTGCTTAGAGAATATGTATCCTATAGCGATGTTAAATTGTTTACTGAAGATGTGGATGAAGGAAAGAAAAAGAATTATTTCCTCAAAGGTCCATTTTTAGAGGCAAATGTTAAAAATCGTAACGGGAGACGTTATATGCAAGAAACCTTAGAACGTGAGGTTAAAGATTTTAACGAAAGTAAAATCAAAACACACCGTTCTATGGGAGAACTTGACCACCCACCTGAGCCTACAATTAACCTTGATAGAATATCTCACATTATTACAGAATTAACAATGGACGGTAATATAGGATATGGTGTTGCAAAATTACTTAATACACCTATGGGTAATATTGCCAAAGCTCTTGTTGATGATGGTATACAATTAGGTATGTCTACAAGAGGTGTGGGTACATTAGATGGGGATATGGTTAAGGATGACTACAAATTAATTACTATTGATATTGTAGCAGACCCATCTGCACCAACAGCATTTGTTGAAGGTGTTCTTGAAAATAGAGAGTATATGATAGGTGATAACGGGGAAATTGTTGAAGCTGCTGTTAAGCAACTTAAACGTGATATGGATTCGGCTGTGAGAGCACATCGATTCGATAAAGAAGAATTTTCTCAGGCAACTCTCAAATACTTAGATGACTTCTTATCATCTTTACACGTGTAATTTAGTAAAATATATAAATACTTTGTGTATAAGATATTAAGAATGAATTTGCGGTGTGTGACACATATGTCATAAACCCCAAATTTTAAAATATTTAATTTAATTTATAAGTTATCTATTTTAAAAAAGAAAATAATATAAATACTTATAAGAATATGATTTAGGAGGAAGTTCTTATGTCAAAGAATATTACCAAAAAAATCAGAGAACTTTTAACACCTGAAGATTTGAAGATTTTCGAAAGTGCTGTAGAAAGTATGATTGAGGAAAAAACTCAAGAAAAACTTTCAGCATTAATTCAACTTAAAGAAGAAGAATTAAAAGACAAGTATGAAAGTCTTGCTGAAGAATATGTTCAAAAGGAAGTTGTTACAAGGTTAACTGAAGAAAAAGCGAAACTTGTTGAAAGTTATGATAAGAAACTCTCTCTACTTGAGCAGAAAGTTGTAACTAAATTAGATGCATATCTCGACCATATTATCAGCGAGCAAATCTCTGATGAAATGATTGAAAAAATTGCTATCAACGAAACTCTTCAGCCTGTTGTTGAAGGAATTCGTAATGTGTTTAGTAACAATCATCTTAAACTTAACTCAAATGCACAGGCTAAAGTTGATAAACTTCAAGATACTGTTAATGAGTTAAAGAATGAACTTTCTGAGTCTATAGACAAGAGAATTGTTCTCGAAGACAAGTTAGAAAAGAGTGCGGTATATCTTTTGATTTCTGAAAAAACTAATGGTCTTAAACGTTCTGACAAACAACGTGTTGTTGAAATGTTTAAAGGAAAAGAATTTGATGAAGTCGAACAGAATATTGATAACTATTTACAACTAATTAAAGAATCATCAAGCATTAAAACTAAAAAAACTACTAAAGCAAAAAAATCTTCTGTGAAGACTAAAATGCAAGCAGTAAATGAAGGTGCAGTGGTTGATAACAAAAAGAAAGCTACTAAAGAAGATAAAGCTCCTGTTGTGGAGGATATCACATTAGTAGATGTATCTAACAGATATTTAACGGATTAAAAACAAGCTATATAAATATAGGGAGGACTTAATATGTCTAATTATAAACAACAATTGGTGAAAAAATGGGAATCTGCTAAAGGTCCTATGAGCATCAAAAATATCGAAGACCCTTACATTAAGGAAAACTTAGCAACTCTTCTTGAAAACCAAGAGAAAAAAGATTTCAACGGTAATCAGGTCTTCCTCGGAGAAAATATCGCAGGTGATGGTGCTACAAGTACAGGTTCACTTAACTATGCGTTCGGTAATAATAATGGTGGAACAGGTCTACCAGGTGATGGTGGTCCTTCTGGATGGACAGGTGGTGACTGGAGATTTAGACCAGTAGCACTTGCACTTCAAAGACGTACTTTCCCAGACCTTTTTGCTAACAAAGTTGTTGGTGTACAAGCTATGTCTACTCCTGTAGGTCTTGCATACGCTCTTCGTTTCACATATAATAAAAATGGTTCTGGAACAGAAGCTGCTTGGGATGCTGTAGATGACCATGCAGGTTATACTGGTAATAAAGATAATACATTATCTCCAGTTCCTGGATTAGATGTTTCTGGTAATCCTACTACAGGACCAGTATCTGCAACTGATGGAGCAGGTCTTTTAACTTCTGCTGGAGAACTTCTTCAGATTTCTGATAACCGTTCAAATTGTACAACTACTAACGGAACACAAGGTGATTGGGATAAAAATGACCATACTCCTAGTGCAGGAACAAGTTGTGGTGTTGAGCAAGAATGGGAACAATTAGGTCTCAGAATTGACCAACAGGCTATCGAAGCTCTTACTCGTAAACTCGCTGCATCTTTCTCTCTTGAGGCTGCTCAAGATATTAAAGCGATGCACGGTATCGATATTGAGCGTGAAATGGTTAACGTACTTCAGTATGAAATTACTGCTGAACTCGACCGTGAACTTCTTGCATCTCTTAAAAGAGTAGCAACCGATACTGGTGCTGAAGGTGAGTTAGTGCCTGCTGTAGATGTAACTGCTGGTGATGATTTTGGTCGTTGGAATGGTGAGAGATATATGAGTATCATCTCTGCTATCATTTATCAAGCTAACCAAATAGCAATCAGCACTCGTAGAGGTCCAGGTAACTTTGTTATCGTTTCTCCTGATATTGCAACTGCTCTTCAAGCGGCTGGACACCAGTTCGTAAACTATGAGCAAAATGTAAATCCAGGAACTACAATGGCTGCAATTGGTAAACTTAATGGTACTATCGATGTATATCGTGACCAGTATGCTAGAACCTCTTATGCACTTGTAGGATACAGAACCTCTTATGCACTTGTAGGATACAAAGGACCAGGTGTTTCTGATGCTGGTGTAATTTTCTCACCATACATTATGGGACTTCAGAATAGAGCAATCTCTCCTGATGATTTCGCTCCTAGAGTAGGTGTTATGAGTCGTTATGCGATTACTAACTCACTTCTTGGTGCAGGTCGTTACTACAGATTGATTCCATTCATGAATGTGAACAAACTCATTCCTGGTGTAGTTGATAAGTAAGCAATTACTGTAATCAAATAAATATAAGGTGATAGATTAAATTCTATCACCTTTTTTTATATTATTTAATTTATATAAATAATACTATACTATAAATGTAATTAACTAATAGATTGAGGTAATTTATGTATGTTAGAAATATAGCAGGGTATAATTTTTCGTTTATGTATAGAGGGAATGTAATGTATATCCCTTATGATGGTAAGATTTATTCAATTCCTGATGATGCTGGTAAATACAGAGAGCTGAAAAGGATTCTCCCTATGCACGTTAGAACTCAAGAAGTTGTATATCTTCGTGTTGATGGAAAAATATCTAATGGTCAGAAAAGACGTGGACGACCAAAAGGTTCGACTAAAAAATCTAATACCGTATCTAAGGAAAATAATATGGATAATACATCAACACCTGTTGTTGATGATACCCCTAAAAATACAGATGTTTTTACAGTTGATGTTGATTTAGATTCTATTGTGGATGATTTAGTTAATAAGGCATTAGAAACAGTTAAATCTGAACCAAAACAAGATGTAACAAAAGAAGAAGAACCAAAAACGAAAACGAAATCTTCATCTAAAAAGAAATCGTCTACCAAAAAGAAATCTTCAAGTAAAAGAAAAACATCTACGAAGAAAAAATCTACTGATAAAAAATAGGAGTTTTTATGAGCTTAACACGTCCAGTAAATTTAAAGGAAATGCGTGAATATGTAGTTACACGTTTAGGTCATCCTGTAATTAATGTAGAGATAGCAGAAGAGCAATTAGATATTGCTATTTATGACAGTATTCAGGATTTTAATCGATATAATTATGGTGATGGTGTAGAGCTTACAAATACGACTTTAGTTGTGTCTGCTGGTGTTAGTGAATATTATGTTGGTGATAGTGGCATAGAAGCAGCGTATGATATTGATTTATCATGGTCTATGGGTGATATTAATGCATTATTTTCACCGACACACTTATTACTATACAACGACTGGGTTAATAATGGAAATTATCCTGGTGGACCTGGTAACGGTCTTTATTCGTTTGGTGGTGGAGGCGGAATGCTAACATCTTATGAAATAATGGGTGAATATATGTCTCAGGCTAATCAAATGCTTGGGACACAATATACGGTTAAATACAATTATAATAAACAAACATTAGTTG